CCTGGTCAGTAGACGATGCGGCAATTAAGTTGTATAATATGTTACATCAGCCGCATGTTAATCAAGGTAAGATTAGTGATTGGACTGATGGTACAATCGATAGAATTTGCGATATCCTAGAAGGTAATGGACAACAATGGTTGCGTATGGATAGTGATTATCGCAAGCATACTAGAGAAAGCAAATACTAAAATGGCAACATGGACATTAAAAACAATACATAAGAAAAGTGCAGTTGAAAAACAGTTTTGGTATAAAGACGGTAAAACAGTTATTCGCTACGAAGGTTATCGTTGGGGAGAGTTCTATTGCGAAAGTGATGAACAGCCCGAGATTGATTTAGATAATCCTGATGAATATAATCTTAGTGATAGTGACTATGATTGGGAACTTGCAAGCCTTGATGACGGGTGTTGGGTTGAGTGGGAATATCCCGATGACATGAGTGAAGAAGAACAAGAGGAAATTGAAAATGCCTGGGAAGAAGAATTCTATGAAGGCATGGAAGAATTAGGATGGAGTAATGATGATACAGAATACATCTTACAAGGTCCGTTAGAATTATCAGATGAAGATGGTAATGTAGTAGGTTCTGGTGATACAGAATAAGTTCATTTCAAATAGGAGAAAACATGAGCGCACAAAATGATATTGAAACAAGCTTGGCATCATACAATGCTGAGAACGATAAGTTTAACAAAGGTAATGCGGCTGCAGGTACTCGTGCCCGTAAAGCACTTGCAGAATTAGCAAAAGCAGTTAAGGCTCGCCGTAATGAAATTACAGCAGAAAAAGCCGCACGTGCAGAAGCAAAAGCTAAGGCTTAATCATGGCTCGCAAGAAAATTCAACTTGAAGAAGTTAATTCATTGCCAACCATAGTTAAGGGTAGTCACTTAACTGTGACTACCTATCCTGATGGTAAAACAGAACTAGAATGGGACTGGGACGCATTAGTTAGTGAAGTAAGAAATGCTATACTAAAAGCAGAAAGTATTATGCCCGTGACGAAGGAAGTCAAGCCTGCAGTTAAGGCTAAATCAAAAAAATCAGTTGTTAAGTCAAAGTGATAAATACTTGTGCTACACAACGGTAGCACAATGTCAAAACAAAACCATCATAAAGGAAGGTTATCTATGAGTTATAATAAAACAAAAACAGATCCAGAGTTGGGTCAAAAAGTACACGAACATTTAGTTAAGATGGGTGTTGAAACACCTACATTGCCAAACAGCTTAGATAGAAAAGATAAGATTGAACGCATTGAAGAACACTTCACTGCTATTATGCAATATCTTGGTTTAGATTTAACAGACGACAGTTTGATCGAAACACCCAAGCGTGTTGCTAAGATGTATGTCAATGAAATTTTCTGGGGTTTAGATTATGAAGCATTCCCTAAATGTACAACAGTTGACAACAAGATGCAATACAACGAAATGGTTGTAGAGCGTAATGTTAATGTTCAATCTAACTGCGAACATCATTTTGTAGTAATCGATGGATTGGCTACTGTAGCTTATGTCCCTAAACAGAAAGTTTTAGGGCTTAGTAAGATTAACCGTATTGTAGAATATTTCAGTAAACGTCCACAAATACAGGAAAGATTAACTGAACAAATATTTCACACCTTACAGTTTATCCTTGATACAGAAGATGTTGCAGTTATGATTGATGCACAACACTATTGTGTGAAATCACGTGGTGTAGAAGATACAGGCAGTAGTACTGTTACTTGTCGCTTAGGTGGTGGTTTCAAAACAGATCCAGCGGCACGACAAGAGTTCTTACAAATTGCTAACAAAGGTTGCAAATGATTTTCACTTTACTAATCACAATTGCAGTAGTTGTAGGTGTTGTAGTATTGTTTGCTACAATGCCAAATAATAGTAGTTGCACTGGTAACTGCAATCAGGGTCGTAATTGCACTTGTAAGGATCAATAATGCCATTAGTATATAAAGAAGTTGAAGTAGAAGTAGACTTAGATGATTTTGATGATGATGAACTACTTGACGAATTAGAGCGCCGTGGTTCTGGCGTCATAGAGTATGGCAACGGCACAGAAGTTTTACAGACAATTTACGAAAAGCGTAGATTAGGGCTAGACTATCAAAAAGAACTAGACCAATTAATTTGGTTAGGATTAGGGAGATTTGTATAATGGGATTTAGAAAACCAATGGATTACAATAGCGTTCACCATCAAATCTACATTGCGGGTGTAGAACTACATAGTAACTATAATGACGGATTCAATCAATTTGAAATCAAAAAAGATTTACATAAGTTAAAATGGTTGTTAGATGAGATTATGGCTGACAGCCCTACATTTGCAGGTGAAGAAGAATTCTTAAAAGAACACGATCAAACAAAAATGTGGAGAACACTTTCAAAATGATTTTCAATCATATTAAAGAACTAAAGGCACAGGGTAAAAAGATTGGCATTACCTTCAGTACATTTGACATGTTACATGCCGGTCATGTTGCTATGTTAAGTGAGGCAAAGAATCATTGTGATTATTTAATTTGTGGTTTGCAAACTGATCCTACTATTGATAGACCTGATACCAAGAACAAACCTATTCAAAGTATCGTAGAAAGACAGATTCAACTTAGTGCTTGCCGTTATGTTGATGAAGTTGTTGTCTACCAAACTGAAAACGACCTAAGAGACTTGTTACTTATTCTTCCCGTTGATGTGCGTATTTTGGGTGTTGAATATCAAGACCAAGACTTCTCAGGTCGTGAAGAATGTTATTATAGAAACATTGAAATCGTATATAATGGGCGTGACCATTCATTCAGTTCAAGTAGTTTAAGAAAAAGGGTAGCTGATGCCCAAATCATTAACACTCTTAATAAATAAGATCAGCGGCCTTTTGGAATCATCCCGCTATACAAATTCTGCTTCCTATGCTATAATATAACATAGGAGAAAACATGGCAAACAAAAAATTCTTTTCAACAAAAACATACAGACAAATAGGTCCTGTCGCATATCGTCAATGGCGTGCTGACAGTCATTGTAACTTAATTCATGGCTATGCTATGAGTTTTCACTTTGAGTTTGAAGCTGATACACTTGATGCCCGTAACTGGGTAACAGACTTCGGTGGACTACGCCCACTCAAAGACAAACTAGAAGAATGGTTCGATCATACATTACTAGTTGCACAAGATGACCCAATGCGTGATGAACTATTGCGTTTAGGTGAACTTAAACTAGCAAAGATTACAGAAGTAGAACGCACAGGCTGTGAAGGTATTGCTGACTTCTTATACGAATACATTAACACAATCTTCTTGCCCAACTGTGGTAGTGAAGAAGCAAAGCGTGTATGGTGCTGTAGAGTAGAAGTGCGTGAGACTGATAGTAACATGGCAGGTCGCGGTGGTCACCGAGAAGATAGAGAGTTTGAATGAGTAAAAATGTAGCAGTGATCGGTGCCGGCATCATAGGCATCACAACAGCGTACTACTTAGCAAAAGCAGGACATAAGGTAACTGTTTACGAACAAGAACCTCATCCTGCTATGCGAACTAGTTTCGCTAATGGTGGACAAATATCAGTAAGTAACAGCGAAGTTTGGACTACCTGGAGTAATGTCAAGAAGGGCATTAAATGGCTCTTTAAGAAAGATGCTCCACTATTGATTCGTCCTCGATTAGATTATAAGCAGTGGAAGTGGGTCGCAAAGTTTTTATATAATACTGCTACTAATCAGTATGAAAAGAATACTAGCGAAACTATTAAGATGGGTCTAGAGGCTAGTAAGTTATATAAAGAAATTATCTACACTGAAAAACTTTCGTTCGACCAATCGCCATCAGGCATTCTACATTTCTATAAAGACGAGCAGTATTTTGAAGCCGCTAAACAAGCACAATCAATCTATCGTAAGAATGGATGTGAGTGGGATATCATTGATAAGCAAAGAGTCAAAGAACTAGAAAGTAAATTAGAAAATGTAAGTGGCATCGTAGGTGGTGCATGGACATTAAGTGACTGGACAGGTGATATACATAAATTTTGTATTGAGCTTGAGAAAGTTTTAAAAAACAAGTATGGTGTTACTTTCAATTACAATTGGGAAATCAAACACATTGAAGATGTTTCATTCTATGATGCCGTAGTTGTTTCAGCAGGTGTTGGTAGTGTTAAAGTCGCTAAGAGCGTAGGCGATACACTGGATATCTATCCTGTTAAAGGATATAGTATTACTATCAACAATGTACCTAAGAAACACTTACCTGTAACTAGTTTGCTAGATGATCAGGCAAAGATTGTTACCAGTAGTTTGGGTAATCGTTTCCGTGTTGCAGGTACTGCTGAACTTGCGGGTGAGAACTATGATATCAGACACGATAGAGTTAAGCCGTTACTAGATTGGGTAAGAACAAATTTCCCAAATATGAATACTAGTGACTATAGTAGCTGGGCATGTCTTAGACCAATGACTCCCAATATGATGCCTATTACCAAACAGAGTGACAAGAATAGTAAAGTATATTATAATACAGGACACGGTCACTTAGGCTGGACATTAGCACCATACACAGCAAAACTTATTTCGGAACAAATATGAGTCATTTAAAAGTATCAGAGTTATTTTACAGCATTCAAGGTGAGGGTCGATTCATGGGAGTCCCCTCTGTATTCTTACGAACATATGGATGTAACTTTACATGTGGCGGCTTCGGCATGCCTAAAGGAGAATTGAGTAGTGAGAGAGATGTTATTGCGATTAAAGCAGAAGATTATACAGATTATAAATCCTTACCGCTTGTCAGTACAGGATGTGATAGTTATGCATCTTGGGACCCTCGTTTCAAACATCTTAGTCCTGTTATCGCTACCGATTCTATTGTTGACAGTATTATGGATATACTTCCTCACAAGCGTTGGATGGATGAGCACCTTGTTATTACAGGTGGCGAACCTCTTCTTGGATGGCAAAGAGCGTATCCTGACTTACTTTCAAACTCAAAGATGACTAGTTTGAAAGAGATTACATTTGAAACTAACGGTACACAAGAATTGAGTAACGAGTTCAAAGAGTATCTAAACAAATGGAAGATGCATCGTGAAAAGAACGCATTGACATTCAGTGTCAGTCCTAAACTAAGTATCAGCGGAGAGAAGTGGGAAGAAGCGATTTGTCCTGAAATCGTTCGTCAATATGAAAGTGTTGGCTTTGTCTATCTTAAGTTTGTTGTAGCAAGTGAAGAAGATATCCAAGAAGCAGAGAAAGCAGTTAAAGAGTTTCGTGCTGGTGGATTCAGAGGTCCTGTATACTTAATGCCTTGTGGCGGTGTTGAATCATTGTATAATATGAACGCTAAGAATGTAGCGATTGCGGCAATGAATCGTGGCTGGCGTTATAGTGATAGATTGCAAGTGCCATTGTTTAAGAACGAGTGGGGAACATAATGAAAGAAATAGTAATAACAAGAAATCAATTTGAGAAATTAAAAGAAGTGTTTGAAATGTACGACCTTGACAGAGTAGTATGGAAAGAAGAATCAACAAGCGGCATTGGTCCTAATGTCACTATTGAATTCGACCCCAAGAGCACAATGAAGATAGACATTACTGATGTATCGAGTTGGTAAAATATAAAGGAAAATATGAGTTATTTATTTACAAGTGAGAGTGTATCAGAGGGACACCCTGATAAAATTGCAGACGCTATTAGCGATGCAGTATTAGATTTAGTTATGACACATGAAGATCGAGCATTACGATGTGCATGTGAAACATTAGTAACAACTAATCGTGTTATTGTTGCAGGAGAATACAAAGGTGTATTACATAACGAAGCAGTAGAGAATGCTGTCCGCAATGTTATTAAAAATGTAGGTTATGAACAATCAGGGTTTGATTGGAGAACTGTAGAGATTACCAATCTATTGCATGGTCAAAGTGCTGATATTGCATTAGGCACAGATACATTCGGTGCAGGTGATCAAGGATTAATGTTTGGTTATGCATGCAATGAAACAGATGTACATATGCCTTCAGCTATCTATTGGGCGCATCGTATTGTAGAAGAACTAACACAGATTCGTAAGTCAGGGTCGGTTGAATGGTTAGGACCAGATGCTAAAAGTCAAGTTACATTTGAATATAATGATGACAATACACCTAAGCGTATCAGTAAAGTAGTATGTAGCACACAACATAGTGAAGGTATCGATATCAATTCTGTTAGAATGGGTGTTGAGAATATCATTCGAGGAATACTACCAGAACAATTTGTAGACAATGAAACTGAATTCTTTATTAACCCTACTGGTCGATTTGTTATCGGTGGTCCTGATGGTGACACTGGGCTTACTGGCCGTAAGATTATTGTTGATACTTACGGTGGCTATAGTCCTCATGGTGGCGGAGCCTTCAGTGGCAAAGATCCTACTAAAGTGGATCGCAGTGCCGCTTATATGATGCGTTACCTTGCTAAGAATATCGTAGCTAGTGGACACGCACCTTGGGCTACAGTACAAATCAGTTATGCAATTGGTATGGCACAACCTATGAGTTTTTATGTTGAAACTAACAGTACTTCACAAAGTCGTATGTTAACAAAACAAATTCAAGAAGTTGTTGATTTAACACCGAAAGGTATTATTGATAGATTTGACTTGTTCAGACCTATCTATAGTTCAACTACTAACTATGGTCACTTTGGTAAGCCTGACTTACCCTGGGAAAAACTGGATTTATTTTAATGCCATTAGATCAAGTACAATCATATGATCCATTCTATGATAGAATGATCGGCACCGAACTTAAGTTTGCTTGGTTACCTGAAACTTGCGATTTAACAGGAAAGCGTATCTGGTTAAAATATGCATACCGTATGACTAGGATTATTATGGGTCCCGGTGAATCTATATTCGAATATAGATGGCACGAAAAGAATGCCCATATTATATGGAAACTAAAAAGGTAAATATATGTTTGAACTAAGATATTTTGTCCGACCCGGTTGGGACGGCCCTGAAAAAGTGTTACAATATAGAACACAAATTGAAGTCACGGACTATAGTGGAACTACTATTAACGGTAGTTTTACTAAAAAGCGTGAATGGACTGAATGGCGTGATGTACCTATAATAGATGAGACAAAATGAGAACATACGATAAACGAATTGGCTTTTTAGTAAGCTCACAAACATTAATACCTCACGGTGGTATTGGTCAATTTACAAAAAGTTTTTGTGAATTGATGGATAGTCATAATATTAAAGTTGATATCATTACCGATAAAGAACCACATCATAATGATTTTATAAAATCGCTTAAGACAAAAATAATTAGCCCGGATGAAACACTAACATACACAAAACATAGCAATATTTTTATGTATGGCGACACATTCTGCTATGAGCGTATGGCTAACTTTCGCAACAGTATTATTAAAGCATTGAGTAGTAATTTGTATGATGCATTTATATGCAATACTTATGAGACTGTGCAGGTTGCAAGTACTATGGGACTTGAAGATTGCATTCAAATCATTGCTTACACCCATTTAGAAAGTCAGATTTTTAAAGACACAAAGAATCCGTTTTTGTATAATACCAATGTGTTGATGCGCCAGCAACTAGAAACTGATAATGTTTTCGTAGGCACACAAAGCGTTTTCAATCTTTTGAATGTTAACAGTGCGGCATATCATTTACCTATTCCTATTACTGAACGTGACTTATTGACTGAATATACAGGTGACCGAGAAGGTATCTTATTTGTCGGTCGTTGGGAGGAAGGTAAGAATCCTGAGTTGTTCATTGACTTGATTGAACAGACTAAATTGCCTGCCAAGGTTATGACTAGCCCGAATGGTGTAAAGAAGTTTGAAGATAGACTAGCTAAGTTAGGTGTCAAATATGATGTTCGTGCTAGTATCGTAGGACAAGAGAAAGTAGACTTTATCAAGTCTAGTAGAATCGCATTCAACCCTAGTGTAGTTGAGAGTTATGGTATGGCTTTCTACGAGCAACATATTCAATTACCTACACTTGTATTAGAAAATCAGCGTTGGACAAATAATTTTAATAGTGATTTTTTCTATACATGTAATAAAAAGACAATGGCAGTGCGGGCAAAAGAGTTATATGATAGTTTTGAAAAAACAGAAACTTGGTATAATTTGGGCTCTTTAAAACATGCCCAACAACAAGAAGCAAATGTATTTCATAAATGGAATTCATGCTTTAATGATTTTCAACCAAAACAATCTACGAGTGATACTGCTAAAATTGCAAAAGAAGTTACAATTGAATGTAGAGAATTCATTAAGCAACTACGAGGTAAAAATCCAAAGAGCACACTTGATGATGGGTCTGGATTCAGTATATGTATTGATGACATTAGATCAGCATTATCTAATAAACACAAGTATAGAGTAATTTATACTGATGATGTTACATGGCTAACAAAAGACCCTTCGTTTGAACCTCAAGAAAAGGAAAGTTTATTTTCATGGTAAAGAAAGTTTTAATTACAGGTAACTCAGGTTACATTGGCAGTCATCTAAGTAAAATGTTAATGGATTCATTGGAATATGAAGTTCATGGTTTAGATATTCGTGAGCCACTGTACCCATTGAATAGATTTTATAGACAAGATATCAATAGACCGTTTGAAATACAGGAAGAATTTGATTGCGTTATTCACTTAGCGGCATTAGTTAATGTAGGGGAGAGTGAATTGAAACCTATCAGCTATTATATCACTAACTTGAATGGTACAATGAATGTAATTAACAAGATTAAAACTAAAAACTTTATCTTTGCTAGTACAGGTGCCGCAGTTGGTTGCGAAAGTGCATATGGTATCAGCAAGAGAGCCGCAGAAGATGTAGTAAAAGAATTTTGTACACAGCATCGACCAACTGAATATACAATCTTTAGATTTTATAATGTTATTGGAAGCACCGTCGTGGCTCCCACTAACCCCGATGGATTGATGTACAATCTAATGAGAGCTAAAGAGACCGGTGAGTTTACTATCTTTGGTAATGATTATGAACAGTCATGGGACGGTACATGTGTTCGTGACTATGTACATGTGAATGAAATATGTGACGCATTGAAACAAGCGATTGAGAAGCCAAGTAATAGTGTAGAATCACTTGGTCATGGTGTGGGCTATACAGTTAGAGAGATTGTAAGTATGTTCCAGAAAGTCAATGATATTGACATTGATGTAAAGTACGGCCCAAGAAGAAAGGGTGATCTTGCTAGTAGTGTATTAGAAGATGTGTCACCCTATATGCGTAATCTTTACACTATGGAAGAATTACTTAAAGTTTATTCTTCCCAAACATAAGCATCTTCACCGCGATGCTTATCCCAGAAACCTGATCCAGCTTTAGTTTGGTCATGGCTTCTGTTGATGATATATCCTTCACCCTTTAGATAATCATACATTGACTTAGCAACGCCTTTGTTACGATAGTCATCATTTACCCATAGATCCTGAGGGTATAGTTCTTTGTTTTCTTTTACAAACTTAACATAGGCTATTGGAGTACCTTGTTCAAATGCCTTAAGTATCAATGCACTTTGATTGAAAGCATACTTCATAACTAAGCCTTTATACTTAACGGCTTTGGCTTCCTCATTTACTTGCTGACCGTGAACCCCAACGTAAGCAGGTGCAGTATATCCTTCTGGATATGCTTGAAGATGTTGAATAGTTCTATGCCAACCCTCAATTAAATCGTATCCATCAGGTGTTTGAACAACAATAATAGGTTCTTTGCTAACACCCTTTTGCTGAAGCATTTTTAGTTGTTGAGCATGGCGCTCCGCATCTCTAGGTACTTGATATGGGTTAGCAGAACCACCCTTACGACTTTTAAGCATTCGCTGTGTGTTTGGATTAAACGCATCCATTGTTATGTGAATATTTTGTAACTTCCAACTTATATCATCAAAGTCTCTTTTTGTAAGAGACAACCAATCTTGTAACTGAGCATCATCTTTAATTGTTTTTGCTTGCTGATATAAGAAATCTTTTACAACATAATCAGGCCAGGTAGGATACAATTTCTTTAAATATTGAAATAATCCAGCCCTCTCCTCAACTAAAAATTCAATGGCTCTCATAGACTCTTACCCCAACGTGTATTGATTACATTCCAATTGATAATCTTCCATTGTTCTTTCAAGTATTTCTTTTTGTCAGAACCATAGTCTAATATCCAAGCATGTTCCCACCAGTCAACTAATAACAATATATCATTGCGTACTTCATGGTTCTTGATTGTTTTAATCTTACCATCAGTTGCTAAGTATATCCAACCACTACCTTCAATCTTCATAGCTAGAGTTTCAAACTCTGCTTTCATATTATCATAGTTACCGAAGTGTTTATTGATAAAGCCCATCATAGGACCATTTGGTTTGTTTGTGTTTCTTACTTCACGGAACTGAGGGAACAATGTATTATGTAAGAATGCACCTGCATAATTAAAGTCTCTGTCACCCTCTTTATTGTTATATCGTTCAGCATAACCATGTGCTAACTTACCATAGTGTAAGTCCAATGTATCTTTTGATATAACTGGACTTACCTCACTAGGCTCAAAGTTTAGAGCAATGATTTCTATATCTTGAGGTTTTGCCTTATCCTCAAGTAACTGAATGATATCACGCATCTTAGTGTCTTAATAACAATGTTGATATGATGTTAGGATCGTTAGCACTGATATCACCTTCGCCCGGAGCAACGATAACATTGTACTTCATACCTTGAGGTATTGATTTGCGTTTAGCCATGTACTCATCATAAGATAGAATAGAGTTACTACTCAATCCATACTCTTTAGCAAGACGTTGTTTTAGTTCAGGTAACTTATCAGGTTGTACTTGCCATTGGCCACTTGCCCCCTTAACTAAGTTTTTCTTTTCATCCTTAACTAACAAGTCTTGGAACATTTCATCTGGAACAATACGACTGTTCTTAGTTGTATCTAAGTTAGCGTCTTTAGCTTTAACTTGTTTCTCTTGCGCTGTGTTAGCACCTTCACTCCAGTTGATGATGAAGTTAGGTGGTTTGTTACCTAATGCGGCACCAGCCATTTTTGTGTAAGCATAGAACTTAGTGTCAGGATGCTTTGCAGCCATTTTCAATGCCAAGTCTAAGTATTCTGGGCTAAAGAAGTCACCAGCATCATGCCAACGAATCGTTACAGCGTAACCACCCTTCTTACCTAATTTTTCTTCTTTACTGATTTCATTGCTTAACTGACTAAAGAAGCCATCAGGATCATTCAATAGATATGTTAAGATACGACCATCACTTTGCCATGCGGCTTTGAACTGAACTTTACCGCCCTTCATAGCAAAACAATCTACTTTACATGAACCAGCACCCGGACATGTATTAACAATAATTAGATTGTTAGTTTGTTCATCTAGTGCAATACCAGTCAATGCCGCAAAGCCAACATTGAAGAACTGTTCTAGTTCACCGTTACTATGCTTCATCTTTTCGTTTTGCTTTAGTAATGCTTTTGGTCTTTGTGCCAATGCTTGTTTAATCTTATCTTCATCGTATGTCTTACCATCTGGACCTAAGTATTCAATTACACTGCTACGATGGATATAAGGCATCTTGTATTTGTCTGTCTTTGTTTTACCAGAGACATACTTTTCATTGCCCTTCTTGTCAGTCTTAACATTACCTTGCTTGTCAACATCAGGAGTACCAACGATTCGTTTCATGTAGTCTTGAAACTCATCACCACCAAACTCACGGCTACTTGCTGGTAGTTTAGTTGCTTCATCTAAGCCGGATAGTTTACGGATTCTATTTAAGTGGTCTTCACTTTCGTTAATACCAGTTGCTAATCTATCATGGTCATTATCACGTTCCGCTTTTTTCCACTCGGGCTCAGCCAAACCTTGTGCTACCATTTTTTTCCAATCAACTAACTTACCGTTTATATAGAAATCAAATTTGGCTCGTCCACCTTGCCCCATGGTTTGAGTATACCCTATAATTTCATCTAACATGACCCACAATGGATAGTGTTCACTATTTCTATAAATTGTACCACCATATTTGCCATATCTATCTGTCATTACAACTTTGTATGTATCACCTTTGCCCGAGCCCATTTCTGATGAATCTTCTGCTACATTTTCGTCAGATTCTTCACCGGGCATGTCGCCGGCTTTAGCAACGAATTGCTGAGGTGTCATAACTTGTACACCTTTAAATGCTCCGGGCAGTTTGGGGGCGGTACCCTCCATTAAATGTTTGATTTTCATAATTTTTCTTTCCTAGCTTTTGCTACCATTTGTTCTGCTAGCATTAATAATTCTTGCATTTGCTCAATACTCTCACAGTTCCATCTACGCAAACTCTTGTTAATGTTGCTATTTGGATCTCTCGCTGTCTTAGCACTAGTTCTGCTTTTCTTCATGCCCTTCATTCTAGCACAGAATGATTTACGGCGTTTAGCGGCTTTACTGCCCTTTTTAAGTTTGCTAGGTTTAGTAGTAACAGCAGTTTGAATCTTACTACCAGGATGACTACGACGGTAGCTGGCTACACTCTTTTTACTCATGCCACCAACTCGTTTATTGTTGTGCTTTGACCAGTTTTCACCCTCGTCTACATGCTCACATTCGCATGGATTTTTCCCACAATGTGGGCAAATCTCGCTAGATTCTGTAATAAATTCAGTTGCTCTCATAATAGTATCCGTAAATAGTTGACTTTATTGTGTAAATATGTTACACTACATCTATTATTTATCATTTTGGTCTATCTATGTATACAAATCATTCAGTCAAACGCATCGGTTTCGCTTGTAAATGGGCAGAAATCAACAAGAAAGGTGAGATTGTTTCAGCCGAGGGCCTTAACACAGGTGGCACAACTCAAGCATGGGCCAAGCGTAATAAGCGTGATGTAGTAGAAGAAAAGATTATGGATGTTGCTAAACGCAATATTCTTAATACACACGCACTTGTTAAGAAAGTCGCTACACTAGAACCCGGACTGCGTATGTTGCGTCTTACTAGTGACATGCTTAGTTTTTATACAATGGATGAGTACAAAGATTTCTGGCATTCAACTGATGTACAAAATAGTTTGCAACGATGGTTCGCTCCTATCGGTGAGACTGCTCGTGCCAATGATGTTCGTCTTAGCTTTCACCCAGATCAATTTGTAGTTTTAGCGAGTGACCGTGAAGAAGTAGTAAATAAGAGTATAGAAGAATTTGAATATCATTGTGACATGGCTCGTTGGATGGGTTATGGTCAGAAGTTTCAAGATATGAAAATCAATGTTCACATCTCTGGTCGCAAAGGTCCTCAGGGTATCAGAGATGTTTATAATCGTTTGTCACCTGAGGCACGAAACACACTTACACTAGAGAATGAGGAATACACACATGGACTTACAGACTGCTTATCATTATCTGACCTCGTACCTACGGTCATGGACATCCATCACAATTGGATTAGAGAAGGAAGTTATATTGACAGTAATAGTGACCTTGTTAAAAAGGTTATTGATAGTTGGCGCGGTGTTCGCCCTACTCTCCATTACAGTGTTAGCCGCGAAGATGTACTCATCAGCCATTCCGGATCACAGTTACCCGATCATGGTGCGTTGATTGCTTCAGGATACAGTAAGCAAAAACTTCGGGCACATAGTGACTACTATTGGAACGAAGCAGTGAACGATTGGGCATTGACATTCATTGATAACTTTGATATGATGTGTGAATCAAAGGCAAAGAATCTTGCCAGCTTTAAATTACTAGAGAGATACAAATGTTTGAAAAATTAAAGAACTTATTTAAAAAGCCAGAACCCGTAAAGCCTATCAAGGAAAAGAAACCACGCAAGGCTAAAGAAAAGAAAGTTGCACCCGAGCTTACTGAGAAAGAAAAAGCTACTGCGGCAGGTGAGCCCTATGTGAATATTGTTAGAATGGAAGTTGACCCTAATGATATTAACAGTGGTCATGTAGAGCTTGACTTCAACGATAAGTTTGTACTGAATCTGATTCGTGCAGGTTACAAAATGAAGGATACTGATACAGACAATGATATCGTAGATCGTTGGTGGACTAACTTGTGCAGAGCAACCGTATTAGAGACCTTTGAACAAGAGATCGCTGATCCAGATAAACGGGCACCTGGAGATGTACGCAATGTAGTCTCTAGAGATTTAGGAAATGGTCGTACTGAGGTTAGCTAAAAAAGTGTTGTTTTAATACAACAATCCAAAATTTGACAATAAATCCAACTGGTGCTATACTAGAGTCTGTGTTGAGTAAAGGTGCTTGACACATTAACATAACCCTTATCTAGAGGAATTGATATGACTAAGTATGAAGTATTGTATTGGTATAACCCAGAAACCCAAGAGCGTGATATTCGGTGCCGTTCCGATATCGACAAACGCCCTGGGTTTAGCCGTTTATTGAATGGACTAGTTATGCATACTAGTTTTAAATCCGGCAACAAAAGATTGTTCACTGTCGCCTTCGTTGGTTCGGAGCGTGATGCTAAATGGTATGCGGAAACACTTAAACGAACCTTAGATGGTTTGGGTGTTGCCCGTTCTTTTATCACATCAGATCAGGAGTAAATTAATGGCTTTTAAATACACTAAATGGAAACCAAATCAGGCACCACTACTAGAAAATGAACTACCGTTCGACCCATGTGCTCCTATTTTAGAGAGTGAGTCGTTTGTGCCGTTAAACAAATTAAACATGGACATGATTCAGCGGCGCAAAGAAGATATTGATGAGGCATATAAAGCTCATGCCATTGAGGCAAAATTAAATAAATCTGATCCTAAGTACATGCCTATCACTAAAAGAGTGCCATTGGGGTTGACCGGTATTAAAATTAATTTACAGCGACAACAGGAAGAAGACCATCAAATTAAAATGATGGCTACATGGGATTTTCGTAGGTTGACTACTGCACGAGGTGCATGGGATCCTATACAACACATGTATGGTATTACTGAGGGACAACAACGGCTATCAGCATTGCGTAATAAGATTATGCGAGGTGACCTTCAAGAATATGGTTGGAATCCTGAAGATTGGGAAAAATTTGAAATCAATCTTGAAATTGTTGAACTTGAAGTTGTTGACGGTGTAGTTGACTATGGTCCTGAGTGTAAAACATATATTCAAGAAAACAGCGAAAAATTAGCAATGTCACATGCTGACAAGTTTAAAGCAGAAGTTATGGGTAAGGATAAATATGCTCCTAACAAAGAAACTTACCCTGAATTTGAGCAAGCATCTAAGGTTTATCAATTGATGAAACAATTTGGTATTACTGCTCATAACAAGGATTCTCGATGGGAAAACTACCCCGGTGTTTGTACTCAAATTAAGTTTTTACGGGCAGATAAAGGTAAGAACACTACATTACCCTTAGGTGATTTGAAAACTATTTTTGAACTGCATAACGAAAATTCAAAAGATCAACCACTAATTTCTATTGAATTTTTACCTATGTTAGTGCTTGAAAAAATGATTAAGGATCACGGATCCTTTGACATTAACAATACTAAAAAGGTCAAAGAAAAAGAAAAATTCTATAGATATATGAATGCACTTGTACATGAAGGATTTTCAGGTTGGAAAATCTATATGAATTTTGCTGAGTCTATCTATAAAAAGAGGGCCCCGGGTGAGACGATCCCTAAGAATTGGTCATTGATTTTCTTACTACAACTATTGCAGGCTGCAGGTTATACTTATCCTGACATTGATCAAAGTGTATACACTATGTACGGTAATCCAACTGGATGGTCAAAAATGACGCCGGCTGAGCGTTCAAAGGTGAAATAATGAAAGTTCAAGATATTTTCTATATTGGATATTATGATAACATGGTTAAGGCTGGACAAACATATGACATTAGAAAGCGATGGGGGAGGAGTCAATACAATCAAGGTGGAGGGTATCAATTACCCAACTATGTATATTTTGCAAATCCAGCTGTTCAATTTCCAATTGATAAACTAGCAATGTATTATGAGAGGGATTATTATCCATATTTGAAACATCAGCGAGGTAATTTTAGAAAAAAACTTGAATTTATTGATCCTCGACATACACATATTACAGTTGAAACTGTGCGTAATACGATTGAATCCTACATAAAAAAAGATTCGCTAATGGTTCTTAGACTTAAAAAACAATTTATTGATACCATTCCATACAATCCTTCTTTTGTAAGAGATGTTAGGGAAGATTATTTGCATTTTTGCGAACCAATTTGAGAATCCAAAACATTTGACTTTATCTAAATAGTAGTATATAATAAACACATGACATACAAATACGCACTTATCGACACAGCTAATACATTCTTCCGTGCCCGTCACGTTGCTTCACGCAGTAGCACACTTGACGAAAAGATCGGCATGGCCCTACATCTTACACTTGCATCATGCAATCAAATGGTTCGCAAATTTGGCATCGACCATGTTGTGTTCTGTTTAGAGGGTCGTAGTTGGCGCAAAGACTATTACGAGCCATATAAGAAAAATCGTGTAGTTGATACACTTTCACAAACAGAGGCTGAAGTCGAAGAAAACAAAATGTTTTGGGACACTTACGAAAAGTTTACTACATTCTTGCGTGAGAAAACTAATGTATCAGTGTTGCGTGATCCTAAGGCAGAAGCTGACGATCTCATCGCAAGATTCATTCACTTGCATCCCAGTGATGAACATTTTATTATCAGTTCAGACACAGATTACATCCAATTGATTACTGATAAAGTTAAACAATACAATGGTGTAACAGGTCAATTAATTACACTTGAGGGTTATTTTGATGACCGTGGTCGTGTAGTTAAAGATAAGAAAACTAAAGAACCTAAATTGCTAGGTGATCCTCAATATATACTTTTTGAGAAATGTATGAGGGGTGACGGCACTGACAATGTATTCAGTGCTTATCCTGGTGTGCGTAGTAAAGGTAGCAAGAACAAAGTTGGATTGATGGAAGCTTATGCTGATAGAACAAAACAAGGTTTTAATTGGAATAATATAATGCTTCAGCGTTGGGTCGATCACAATGGTGTCGAACATCGGGTGCGTGATGATTATGAACGCAATCGGGTATTGATCGATTTGACTTGTCAGCCAGATGAAGTCAAACTATCAGTTGATACAAATATTCGTGAAGGTGTGCGTGTGACAACTACTCCTCAAGTCGGTATTCATTTTATGCGTTTCTGTGGAAAATATGAACTTACAAAAATCTCTGAGCAAGCTGAAACTTATGCTAAGTGGCTTAATAGTCCGTATAAAGGCACGTTATATGAGTAACGTTTTACAAAAGCAATTATATGCAGGTATACTTGCCGTATTGAATGATAAAAATTCATATTATCAATCTACTATTGGTAAGAAGGGTGAATACAATCATTTCAATGACGGTGGTAAAGAAGCTATAATGAATTTTGTTGAAACGTTTGCTCCATTGATGTTGAAGCAACAGAACTTAGAATTAGATGAACGTGCCAAAAAGATTATGTGGGAAGAATTGAAGAAATGAATGATAAACCTTTCTATGGAACCATACTAGCAATGTTTGTTGCTATGACTGGTCATCCGTGGATAGCACTTTTTATATTTTGGTTGAGTATTATATGACAACATTCACTACCAATACTACTGGTATAAAATTTAAAGAAATCAAACAGGGTGACCCAGACTTCACAATGACGGATGGTATCAAATTAGTGTCACGGGCTGCCTTTAAGATTAGTCAACGATGCCCTGACAATTATGCAAGTTTGATTCAGGAATGTATCAATCACGGTTGGCTACAGCCTGTCGCATATGTTAGAGAATCAGACTATGTTTGGGAAAAACTAGGAGATTAATATGAACGATGAAGAACGAGAATACAATATCGATGGTCTAAGTCCTGAAGAAGTTCAAATGCTTGACACAATGTGGAGTATCGAAACCGTTGAGGATATGGAAGATTGGTTAATGAGTCTTAACCGTGAAGAAAGATTGTTGGCGTATCGTCTTAGAATGTTGTTACTAGCAGAGTTGATTGACTATGATGCAGTACAGGATTTGACAGTAGCTAAAAATTATCTCAAAAAGTTTCAACTATGAAAAAACTTTATTACATTAAAGAAGGTAGAAAATATGTTCCAGTTGCAGAATATGATAGCGAATTGTTGGATTCGTTTTCAAAAGGTAATCACTTGGTTTGTGTATATCCCGGAGGTAGTAGTCGCAGGTACAATATTGATCCTAACTATGCCGCGATGATTGCCGCAGGCAGAGTAGCAGAAGATGCTATCTGTCGGGCTATCAGCAAGGCCAGTGAGCTACGACCAAAAAATACTCCTATTACAGAAGCACAACAAAAGGCATGGAAAAAGTTAGCCAAAGAAATGGGTGATGAACTATGTACCTTATATGGTCTTAGTGTGCGTGACTGTGCAGAAGCAGGTGTTAAGGCTATGCAGGAAGAAGCTGACAAACTAATGACTAATTCTGCAGTAAAGAAAGCGTATGAACACTTTCAATTAGTTTGTGAATTGACAAGGGGCCGTAATGAAAACCCGTGAACAAATTATTAATGATATGTGTATGACATATCGACACGATTACGGTTTAAATAAACTTCCCAGTGATCCTCCCTGGACTGCAGGTATGACTCCCGAAGAACGCAAAGGATTGTATAATACAATGGCTCAGATTTACGACAATAATATCGCACCTATTATAGAGATAAAAAATGACAAGTCTAGCTGATTACTTTGAAAAGAATCGTTATAAGCCTAAGTTTGAGTTTATGGCTAGAGTTACCGGTATGCATGGGAAGATTCGTTGGGTAGGTAGTGTCGGCAACGATACAGTTATTAGCGACCTACAAGGTCCTATGCTACATATACATTTAGATTTGCCATTAAAGATTGATGGTAAATACACACATCATTTGTTTACTAAACACAAAGGTGTAACAAGGTTAGTAAGCTTTGACGAAGAACCTAAGAAAAAGAAATAATGTATGATGCAGTAATTTTTACTGATGTAACTGATACAGTAACTATCTATAAAGCAATCGGAGCATACAAGATTGCTAATACTCTACGACAACAAGGATATTCTTGTTTAGTCGTAGATCACCTACATGCATTTACATTAGATGAAATAAAACAAGTCATCGATAAATCTATATCAATCAATACACTATTTGTGGGGTTCATTACAACCTTCTTTAACAGCACATTAAACTCTGTTAATAGTGATGGATCACTAACATATAGTTCAATACTATCAGGTGTGATGCCACAAGGTATTGACTTTGAGAATCAAGTTATCACACATATTAAGTCCAGACATTATAATTGTAAAATTATTGTAGGCGGAACAAAAGCACATGCTAATATCAATGATAAAAATATTGATTACAGTATTATTGGTTACGGGGAAGTTAGTATATTATCAATAGCTAATCATTTAAAATCAAACACTCCTATACCCAATAGTTATAAAAATCTATACGGTGTGACTATAGTTGATAATAGAAAAAATGAAGGCTACGATTTTGTCAACAGTAAATTTGAATGGCAAGATTTAGATGTAGTTAATACCAAAGTACTTCCATTAGAGATTGCTCGTGGTTGTATATTTAAATGTAAATTCTGTAGTTATCCACTAAACGGAAAACAAAATTTAGATTTTATCCGTGATAGTGATATCTTATATGAAGAAATGCAATCTAGTTATGACAAGCATGGAGTATCTAATTTCTACATACTTGATGATACCTTTAATGACAGCACCTACAAGTTAGATATACTACAAGATACAGTTAATAGATTAACATTCCAGCCTAAGTTTTGGGCCTATACTAGATTAGATTTAATAGCACAGAACAATGGCCTGATTGATAAACTATATGACATAGGTTTGCGTGGCATTTACTTTGGTATAGAGACATTGAACAAACGAACCGGATTAATAATCGGTAAGGGGTTTGATAGAGCTAAACAGATTAGTACCATTAGACAAATTAGAGAACGCTATGGTAATCAAGTAACAATGCATGGTAGTTTTATTTTAGGATTACCTGAAGAAAACATAAGTTCAATGCGTCAGACATTTAATCAATTAATGGATGAGACTATACCATTGCATACTTTTATCTTTCATGGACTGAATCTATATAAAAATGAAGCAGTACCTTTCAATAGTGAATTGGGTAAAAATTTTAAAGATTATGGTTACACTGAAATAAATACTAACCCCAATTCACCTAAGATTAATTGGAGTAATGAATATTTGGACCATGCAATTGCAAGTGAATTGGCTGAAGAATTTAATACTACCGCGCAAAATAGTAGCAGATTATATTTACCGGGTCAAATAGGATTTTCGTTAAAGAATTTAGGGTTTGATGATGATTACATTACAAATGTGAAATACAAAGATGTTGAATGGAATCAAATATCAGCAAAGAAAGACAGTTACATAAAAGAATACAAAGAGAATTTATTAACCAAGTTATCCATAAACACTTGATTATTATTCAAAATAGTGTACTATTATACATACAGAGGAATATATGAACAAAACACTAATTGCAAAACCAGTTGTCAAAAATCAATTTTGGATTGTAACAGACGGGGACGAAAAAGTAGGAAATGTTTTAGCAGACGGGTCCGGCTTTGAAGTTAAATTGAATGGCAACAAGACGCATTTTAAGAACACAAAAGCGATTGAGCGTATCACTAACATTAAGTTTGAGAATGTTAGTAAGTTTAAAACAAAGCATGAAACTCCTTTTAGTGAATATCCCACTACAAGTAAAGTATATAACAGCATGTTAGATGTGAAGCGTAAGTTGCATTTATTCACAAAGACTCCTAAGAGCAAATGTTATTATGCTGCCGGATGGTATACAGTTAAACAAGGATCAGAAAATAAAACAGTTTTTTGTCCTAAATATATCTTTATTCAGCGTTATGAGTTCACAGGTCCCTATAAAACTGAAACCGAAGTAAAAAATGTGCTAAATAGTATATGATTATAATAAAGCGTTTTATTGATAGAGTTTCCGCTAGTGAGAGCAAAGTCGGATCAAATGTGATTTTGCCTATGGAAGAAGCAAGAATGTTGCGTGATGAGATAGCAAAACTCTTATCTGATAATTACGACTTATTAAACAACAAAAAGGAATCCATTGATGATACTGTTATACAAGTAGAAGTCAATGGTGGTAAATGGTAAATGAGTAGAACACAACCTAAATTATTATTAGAGATTGTAGATAAAGTTACATATAAATGCGACCAGATCGTTGAAGCCGCAGGCATATGGGCAGTGTTTTATGAGAACCAGCCAATCAATCTAAAATCACAGCATTATCAAGATCCTGACGCTACACCTAAATACAAAAAGACTAGTTTCAGTAATCCAGGACATGCAAGAAACCTATGCCGTAAACTCAATGCGCAATTCAAAACAGACAAATTTACTGTTGTCTTTATGAATCAAGGCACATGTGTTTATCCAGATGAGTGACAGAAAATCATTAAAACAAATAATCACAGAAGCAGTTGCAAAAGAACTGCCTGACGAATTGCGTGAGGAGCGAGAATCTACAGTTGATAGCTTACTATTCAAATGGTGGCAAACTGGTAGAGGAGAAGGCTTGCGATTAACTGATTACGGTGATCTGGCATTCAGAATGGCAGAGATAGAATTCTATCAATATGAACTTACATCCAAACCAATTAACTCATATCATCAATGGGTTATGGAACTCAACAAAAAAATCAAATGCCCCTACTTCATGGGGGTAAATAAAGACGGAAAGAAAAACAAACCCTATATTAGATTCTATGATAGCAAAATAGCTATGATGGTAAGTCTATATGGAAATGTGAATGAATACTTAGATTCAATAAAGGTAACCAGATGACAGAAGAAAAGAAAAGCAAGAATCCGTTTATTAATATGGCAAGAGAAGCAAAAGCCCGTGATATGAAACTAGCGCCGGAAAAAGCTACACAAATTCAAAAAGCTAAAGCACCTAAGCCTAGTAAGGGTTTTGGTGGTGCAAGCGTTGTTCGTAGAACTGGTCGCGGTGGTTAATACCAAACACCTTCGTTGCGCATTCTTCTAATAGTAAACAAATAGGTGCTACATACTGCGTAGCATCGTAGTTTAACGGTACTGAATAAACTACGGTCATTTATCTCAGGTAAAAATATGACACTATTATTGTTGATAGGTACTGTCCCCGGAGTAATCAATTTACCGTTACTAGCAGTAGCATATGCCGGTGGAGGTGTAGATGCTTCAAATGAGAAATAGTTTGGATATAGCGTACTAGATTGTGTTTCTAACCAATCTTGCATTGCAGTATTTTTTGCATTAATCCAAAATCTAGGTCCTTGTAAATATCGTTCGGTTACTTCAATGGGATCTAAGTCTGTCCCTACATATAGCTTGTTATCTATCCTCCATACATCAACTAGGCAGGAAAATCCAGCACCCAGTGCTTTGTTTATTTGTGAAGGTGTATTAGAATCTTGATAATCCGTACCATCATAGATTCCCTGATAAGATATATAGAACATATAGTATTTATTAAAACGGGTAAGAACTTGTCAACAAAAACAGTAGCTACCGCGTTATATATATGTAGACAATAAATTCTACTTCATTAACATAAAGGAAACTTAAAATGAAATCATTAGCAATCGCCCTTATCGCTACATTGTCAGTAGCAACAGCAATGGCACAGGCCCCTGCTACTAAGCCAGCCACACCTGCTCCGGCAGCTACAGCACCGGCTGCACCTGCTAAGGCAGAAGCGCCAAAAGAAGAAATGAAGTTGGCTAAGAAGAAGGAAGACAAAAAAGCAGACACTAAAAGTGCCCCTGCCAAGACAGAAGCGGCTCCAGCAACAACTGCTAAGCCAGAAGCCAAGCCAGCTAAGTGAAGTAGATGATGACGATAACTACGATATAGTTGAATTAGACTACCATCGTAGTTATAGTCGTCCTAGACTAGTCCACACTAATCTTTGGGATGATGACACGGAATTGCCCGAAAGAATCACAAAAAGGTTGGCTGAGATTAGAGGCCAAGCTCTACAAAAATATAGAGAAATTATGTTATAATTACTCTACAGGTAATAAATACTTGTGAAGTTAGTCCTCTTCATAAAAGGGCACACATTTAAACACATACACATAGGAGATATAAAATGTTTAACACAGCAACTTACGCCTTTATCGATGGCGTTTCCGACTTCAAAAAGAAATTCGTAGAACAAACAGTTCAACACGAAGGCATCAAAAATGCATTAAACGGTTTCGTTGATGCACAAGCAAAATACACTAAATCAGCCGCAGATGCAGGAATGCAATCTATGATGAGTTTGGGTTTGATTTTCTCAAGCAAAGATTTCTATACAGAAATGGGCGATCAGTTTAAAGCTATGGTTCCTGCTTTCAACAAGAAAGCCAAGTAATATGATTAGTGTTCTATTAACAATTGGCGCACTAGCCATGGTTGGTATTATAGCTCCGCTAATTGCAATGGCAAGTGAATCTAATTCATATGGTTCTCAGTTAGAAGAATATATCGTCAGCAAGAATCCACAAGACACTGCTGACATTGAACGCCTGGCTAGAGACTATCAAATGGCATCAAGCAAGAGATATCTATGAACAAAATCAAACAACTATTAGCAAGTATCCTTGAAGCGATTCAATCAATCAAAGATTACAAAGCAAGTAAAATGAAATGATTTACACATACCGCACGAACATATATAAGATACTTGATTACAGTAGGCATTTAAAAAATCTTACTAATGAGGATAAAATTAGTCGTTTTGGATATCTGATTACAGATCACATGATAGACCAATTGATTTTAAATATGTGCTATCATCCTAACGATCATGAATTATGGTACGCTAGAACAGATGATACCCGTGTGGGATGGGGACACTTAGCAAGAAATCCTGACGGAAGTTGGGAACTTGCTGTCTCTGTTGACAAAGAATATCAACGACAAGGTATAGGAAACAAACTAATTTCAGAAATGTTAGAGTTTGCTAAGTTCCATCATATATCTGAAATCTATATGCATTGTATTGAAGATAATCGTGTCATACAACATTTAGCATCAAAGCATGATTTGACTACCAGAGAACGAGGTGCGGGTGAGCGTACAGCCGCATTAGAAGTTCCCGAGCCTACATTCGTTGAAGCCAATGCACAACTCTGGAAAGAGCAAAAAGAGATATTAAAAGAAATGGGTAAGTTACGCAAACGCTTAACTGATTTGTGGACTAATCCAATATTACCAAAATAATTGTATAACAAAACAAAACTGTTATACTTAATACACATACACTTTTTAAGGAAATAAAATGTCAGACTTAACACCAAAAATGCCAGAAGTTAAATTTAACAAGAATGGCTATGAACTACGCACAGATATCTTGGCTATGGCTAAAGATGTTGTACAACAAGAATATCAAATGAAGTTTCAGGGTTGGGAACTGTCAGCCAAGCGTGACGAAAAGACAGGTCAACTTGTAACTACTGTTGGTATGCCTGAGTTTCCAGGTATGGACAAGATTTTAGAAACTGCTGAAAAGATGTATGGCTTTGTAAATCAAAGTGCAAACAAAAAATAAAAAGGCCCGAAAGGGCTTTTTTTTAGCACACATTTTCCTGTGATAATTATATGTATAAAATATATTTTAAAGGAACCAAAATGTCTGAACTAACTTCTAGTGATTCACTAACATTGACAATGAGTCCGGCTGACTTAATTGTTATGAGTAAAGCAATGGAAAAATCTGTAGTTACTATGCAAATGGAATTTGCAGAACTAGAGAAAAAAGCGGTAGTCTTAAAACAAGATATTGATCGCCAAGTTGCAATGCTTACTGTTATGAAATCAAAACTACCAGGTTGACAATAATTAAACAAAAGTATTACTTTTTTAGCCCCTGAAACGGGGCTTTTTTTATATCCAAAATTTGACAATAAATGGGCATTCTGCTATACTATGTCTATAGATTGATTAAAGGAGCTGATATGACTTTCTCACAATATTCTTTCACACAGTACATGCTTGATTTTTATGGTCCAGATGGTGTCTACCCCTTGGGCTTCACTAGCACCCAGATCGGTTTTGCTACTCAACTTTATAAATGCCGTCTAGCCGATGGTCAAGAATTCTGTGGTGATAGTGTAGACCGCGAACGAGTCCGCGATATCATCTTGGCCGCCCGTGAAGAAACGGTTCCCGAATACGCCAAAATTTGACAATAAATGGGCTTTGTGCTATAATAGAGTCTTAGTAAGTTAAACAACGGAGTTTTAAATGAAACGAATCCTCGCAGTAGTAGCAGTAAGTGTTATGTTTACCGGATGTGCCCAACTACAAGATGGTGCTCGCCGATATGTAACTTCCTCGGCCGAACTTGCAATGGAAGATTGCTCTAAAATGGGATTCGTGCCCGGTACTCCTCAATATCAAAATTGTGTATTAGCGACCAGTCAAAACATTAGGAATGCAAGGGCCCAACAAGCCGCGGCATCAGAAGCCGCAAGGATAAATGCTACTCCGCGACAAGTGCAATGCAGACAAGTTGGATCGTACATCCATTGCAATGAGCTTTAATCAAAACTTGACAATAAATGGATTTGGGTTTATAATAGAGTCTTAATCAGTTGAACAAAGGAAACAAAATGTCAGCATTAAAAACATATCTGGATCGTAAAAACGCTTATGCTACAATCTTTGGTGCCAAGGCACTTACTTTGGACAATGCTACTGACCGTCAAAAGATTGCCGATTCAATCGATTGTGATTTGAGTCCTGAGAATTTGACTTGCGACGGCGAACTGCCCCGTAGTCTTGTTCAAGCCCGCTACAATGAATTGAGTAAAGCGGCACGTGAGTTGAAAAAGTTGGACCCAACAGTTAAGTTTTACGAATTCGCTTAAGGAGTAGTCATGGCTCGCAATCAACAACCCGTTCTTAATTTGAATGCCAATGATGTGTGGGGTGCGGCATGTCAGGCACAACGCATCAATGGTGCGTATGTTAAACTGAGTATGTTGTCCGAATCAGACAAGGAACTGAACAAACTTTCCAATCGTCAAATTGTTGAATCATTGCTGGTTGATCCTCGCATGATTACTACAGAGGATTTTGAACAAGGTAAAAAGGTTCGTGCATTCTATCAGGCATACACATTCAAAATCTTGCAAGGCAAACGATTGAACGAGTTTGACAACACTGCAATGTTGATTGCCAATCGTGATGTTATCACTAGCAATTATGATGTTGCAGTTATTGCAAGTTTGCCATCATGCTATGAGCGTGGCGTAAAACGACAAACAGTAGACCAGCGTATCAGTTTTGCACAAGGTGGTTTCATTGGTACAATTGGTGATAAAGTATCAGTTGCAATCGAAGTATTGAAATCAGTTTATTCTCAAAAATGGGCTACAAATTATATTACCGGTATCACTTGTGATGACCAAGTAGTGTTCTTTGCTTATAAGAATGAATTGCCAGTAGGCAATCTGTTTGACATTTATGGTACTGTCAAAGGACAGCGTGATAATACAACCCAACTTAATCGTGTAAAGGTTATCGCATGAACGAACGAATTAAAGAACTTTTAGAACAGGCTGGCGTAAAATATGTCACTATGCCTAAAGACACGGTATACGAAAAGTTTGCCGAATTGATTGTACAAGAATGCGCCACAGTGATTGAACGAAATCTATTTAAGGGCATAGGATGGAACACTAGCCGGGCCGTTAAACGACATTTTGGAATCGGAGTTGAAGAATGAATATAGAATTAATTAATGAATTGAAGGCACAATGTATCGTCCGTGAACAACGCGGTACTAATGCTTTTGATAGTTATATGGTTGATCGGTTTGATACTGAAAAGTTTGCAGAACTGATTGTTAGAGAATGTAACCGATATGCATGTAGCGTATGGGAACATGGTCCGTTGTTAGGTAGGGATTTGTTAATACATTTTGGAGTTGAGGAGATGAGTGATGAGTAAATTATTGATTGGTTTTATTCTTGGTGTTGTTGTAGCAACAGTGGGCTTTAGTGGCATCGCTAAAATGCTTGACAATGGTGTTAATAAAGTTAAAGAAGTATCACAGGAACAGGTGAAATAAATGGGTCTAGATCAATACGCATATGTTGCCAAGAAAAAAGGGCAATACAATGAATTCTATGAAGTCGCAGAGTTTGATGGAATAACAAATGATTTTGAAAGTGATGTTGTTAACAAACCAAGAGAACTTGCTTATTGGCGTAAACACCCTAATCTTCATGGTTGGATGGAAAAGCTTTGGGAACGCAAAGGTCGTCCAAGAGAAAGTGTAGGTTGGCCTATATTCAACGGCATTGAACTTGAACTAACATGGGATGACTTGGATGAACTTGAACGAGCTATTCGTCACGGTCAGCTTCCAGATACAGAAGGTTTCTTCTTTGGTAATCCTTCAGATAATCATTACTATGAACAAGACCTTGAGTTTGTAAACAACGCTAAGGCAGAAGTGTTCTTAGGATTGAAAGTGTTTTATAATAGTAGCTGGTGATGTACATTACAAACAAATATGATTCAGTTAGGTTGCCATATAGCGAAGAAATGTTAGAATGGCTATTGGCAACTTATCCTAAATCAGAATATAGAGTAGTAGAATGAAAGAAGAAAAGTTTCAAAAGATAGTAGAAGAAATTAGTGAGTTTCTAGGTGAACATAACCGGACGAACCATCACTACTTGTTTGACGAGGATATTATCAAAATCTTTTCGCACTATAAAAAGAAACATGTTAAACGAGCATTAGAGGAACTGCGATGAATCTTTCAAAATACAGCAAAAACAAACTATTGCAGACATTTAAGCATTGGGATGTTCCTAAGGATTTTGCAGAACCTTTCTACAACTATCTTGTATTTGGTTGGACTCCTGGCAGTTGTTTCACGAGTGTCCTGGCTAATGATTTTGTAAGCGCAATTTCATGTAGTCATCCTAGTAATACTGTTACCGCATTCAAGTCACTGGTTGGTTGGATGCGTGATACTATGCCACAAGAATCATATGGCAGTTATGAAAATGTAGCTAAGTGGACTGAACTAAATTCAGAGCAACGTAGAATTATTTTAGAACAAACTGGTTTGATCTTTACTAGCAAAGAAGAAGTGGTGAAGATTTTGAGGGATGAGCCTTCAACTGAACCGCACTTATATTAAGGAATGTAATGGCTATTTTATATCGTATTAAACCCAAAGACAAAAAATCAGTTGAAGCATTTTATGATGTATACAAACAAATGCCCGATGGTTCTACTAAGGGTTGGAGTGTAACTGAACTCTATCGCTGGGGTCAAGGATTTGTAGAAGATGAATCTGAGTTACCCTTTAGTGATGACAAATATCATTGTGTCGATCCAGTTATCGGTTGGGGTTGCGAACTTGATGACCTATGTGCAGTAGATTTTGAATTCGATGATAGTTTCACAGACGAAGAAAAAGAAGAAATCGAACAACTTTGGGCAGATGGTGGTGCAGGTTGGCTTTATGACGGGGAGCACGATTGGGAAGTTGAAGAGGATACAGTCACAATTTTGGGTCCATTTGTAGTTGACAAAATTGACGAAGATGTGTATAATGAGTCTATTGAAACTATTGAATTAAAACCCCGTCCACCTTTTGTAGCAACAACAGCGTGGCCATTCTCAGGATAAAATATGTCAGCAAGTTGGATTAATAAACTAAACGAATCAGATAGTCGCCTTCATAAGGAAGATGTACTCAAACAAGCATTAGAGGCAAGTGTCCTTGGTAGTGACAATGCTATCAAATTTTTGACATTGACTAAACTTACATATAATCCCTATGTGACATTCGGTGTCAGAAAAGTTCCTGATACTGTGGGTATTGTTGATGCAGAGAATCCATGGGAAGACTTTGATAAACTATTGTGTGAGTTAGGTTCACGAGGCTTGTCAGGCAATGCCGCACTTGATGCTATCAATGACATGAGCGAACGATTCGATAGTGAAGAATGGAATAAATTCTGTGCACCGGTTATTCGCAGAGACTTGCGAGCAGGTATTAGCGATAAGACTATCAATAAAGTTTGTAAAAAGACTGACTACGAGATTCCTGTATTCGGTTGTCAACTTGCAACTAACAGTGAAGGTCGCCCGGAGATGAAAGGCACTAAACGACTAGAGCCTAAACTTGATGGTGTGCGTGTATTGATGTTTGTCATTCCGGGTGCAAGCGAAGGTATCTCTACAGTTTGCTACAGCCGCAACGGCAAAGTCTTTGATAACTTTACACACATTGAACAACAAGTTAGTGATAACTTTGTTAAGATTGTTCGTGCTTGTAATAGTACCGATCAAGGCCGTAGTTTGATTGATGGCTTTGTGTTAGATGGTGAAGTGATTGGTAATACATTCCAAGAACTAATGCGTCAAGCACGCCGTAAGACTGATGTTCAAGCCGATGATAGTGTGTTCAATATCTTTGATATTATTCCTCTAGCAAGTTTCCGTGAAGGACATTGGAATGCTCAATTGCGTAAGCGTATCGCATTACTTGATAGTATGCGCCCAGTTGTTGATACTATGCCTAATGTAGAACTATTGCCGCACATCATGGTCGACCTCGACACTGCGGCAGGTAAGGATCAACTTGAACGCTATGCTAAAGACAATGTTATTGCCGGCTTTGAAGGCATTATGATTAAAGAGTTAGAAGCGCCATATGTGTGTAAGCGTAGCACAGACTGGATGAAGTGGAAGCCCACATTAACAGTAGACTTGGAGGTCGTAGGTGTTGAAGAAGGTACTGGTAGAAACTTGGGAAGACTTGGAGCACTGGTTTGTCATGGAGTTGACGACGGGAAAGAAATTACAGTCAATGTGGGTAGTGGCTTTAGTGATACTGATAGAGATGATTACTGGAATAATCGCAATATGGTCATTGGTCGAACTTGTGAAGTATTGTGTGATGTAATTACACAGAACCAAGATGGTACTTACAGTTTGCGTTTCCCACGCTTTGTTCGTTTCAGGGATGACAAATGAACGAACGAATCGAACATTGTTTATACCAAGCAGGATTGACTGCACAAGGATGTTGGGACGAACTTGATGACTATGCTAAAGAAGGCATAGAAAAGTTCGCCGAGTTGATTGTAGAGGAATGTGAGAAATCTATTAAATCTGTTCCAACGCACTTTGAAGCACAGGATAAGATTATTGTTGAATGTCTTAAAGCGATTAGAGAAACATTTCGGAGTTGAAGTATGATAGAATATTTGTATTTTTTATTATGGGTGTATGTTATCGTTGATATGGTAAGAACACCTTGCCCGGAAGATTTATTATGAACGAACGAATTCAAGAACTTGCTGAACAGGCTGGACTGCACGATTTTGTCCTTGAAGCAATGGGCATCGGTGAAGAATTTGAAAAGTTCGCCGAATTGATTATTCAGGAAATGTTAGTGACTTGTGAAGAACATCCTGCTTGGACCGGTCGTATGATTGGTGAACAGATTAAAGAACATTTTGGAGTTCAAGAATGAAAGACAACATCAAAGCCGGATTTGATATTCACGCAGGTGATGGTGGATACAGTGAAGGCACACAAGAAGAATATGAAAAGTTTGTAAAGACCCGCAACTATCAAGTTATTTGCCCTAAGTGTGGAGTAGATAGACTTAAAGTTGATTGTCCCAATCCCAATAGATTAGATTGTGGTATTAAGGTAGAAGCACAATGAACGAACTTATTAGAAAGTTTGAAAAAGAATCTGGACTTGAAATCTACGGACTCGGAGCGAGACGAGAAAAGTGGGAACACTGTATGGAAAAGTTTACCGAGTTGATTGTCCAGGAATGTATGTCTAATTTATATCTAAATGGGTATGATGACGCAATGAATCAGATTAAAGAACATTTTGGAGTTGAACTATGATTAAAGTATTACTATTTTTTGTACTCATTTTTGGGTTATTCTTTTTGGGTATCAAAACCGTAAGAAATCTTACCGGTAAAGAGGCATTAGCCTTGACTAAAATCGTAGGGTACAGTATAATCTGTGCTGTACTGACAGTTGCAGTATTGATTTCAATCGTTGTTTTATTTTAAGGACTATTATGTTTCCTGAATTTCTAGTGAGACCATTGTATTTTATTCTTGGTTTCGTATTCTGTTTCTTTCTTTTTGTAAAAGGTATTATTTAAAATGAATCGTTCTATTAAACTCTCTCTTATCGCCATTGCAGTTGCAATGACTAGTGCTTGTACCCGTATTGAAACAGGTGAAGTTGGTGTTCGTGTTGGCTTTGACAAACAAGTTAAGCCCGGTGAACTTGAACCCGGTAGTTTCAATCAAGTGCTTGTCGGTGATGTATTGACCTTCCCATACAAGGATGTTAATATCACTATTGATAATATGACTCCTGTTGCAAAAGACAACAGCACTATGAAAGACCTTGATGCTGTGATTGTTTACAACATCAATAAGAATCAAGCCGCTGAATTGTATTCTACTAAGAACCGCAGTTTCCACGCTGAATTTAAGGGCGATACTTACCTGATGTATAACTATATTGTTCAGAATGCCCGTAATGCTATCTACAAGTCTGCACGAAAGTATGAAGCATTGGATATGGCAGACAATCGCACTGAGATGGAGAACTACATCAAAGATGAAATCACACGCAACCTTGCTGAAGAAAAACTAGATGGTAGTATCACTATCACACAGGTTATGATTCGTAATGTAGTTCCAAGTGATACAGTTGTTGCAAGTGCAAATGATTTGGTTCGTAGTAAAAACGAGTTGAAGCAAAAAGAAGTTGAAGTTAAAACTGCTGAAGCAGAAGCCCGTCGTATTGCGGCTCTAGCACAAAATGCAGGTGCTATTCAATATATGGATGCACAGGCTCGTATGAAGCAAGCGGATGCGGCACTTGAAACTGCTAAGGCTATTGCATCATTCAAAGGTAACACACTTGTGATTGGTGC